AAGTGTTTCAATTCCCATAGTTCACCCGCGCCCACATAGCTTTATCGACTCCGCCGGGAGCAAACTTACGCATTGTCCCTTCGTAGCTGAACCCCAGAAACCGTTCAAACCGCGCCCATTTCTGGCCTACCGGGATAATGGCCTGAACCCGGACCAAGTGATTCTTCCTGATTTCCCGTTCGAGCATATCTCGAATCATTTTAACCGCGTGCGGCCCCTCGCATCCTGCCCGGATACACACCCACGATTCCCCAACCCCCGGCCATAATAGATGTATTCCGCCGCACCACACGATTTTTCCGTCAACGTCCAGAGAATATGAAGGGCCAAGCTGCTTGTGAAGTTCTCCCGTCTTGAGGCGGTCTACCTTGTCTAGCCGCCCCTCGATGTCGTCGAACATGAGTAAATGTTCCGGCAGAAACTCGATTATCTTACTCTCGTTCACGGGTTTCCACCATCGGCACAATCGCCGTTATCGTGCAGGGCAAAGGCTTCGAGGACTGAATAATGAGTGAGGTACCAAAGCCGAACCCACTCGGGACGGGGCCGCGCTCAGTCCCCGTATACAAAATTGGGAAGGTCGCTTGTACACCATTAAGGGTAGCCGGTTCAATGTTCCCTCCTCCTGCCCCAAATAGAGAATTGGCCGTCCCTACCCCGCAATCCAGGGTATTCAGGTAGGTGATCCCCACTCGCGGGACGGACAACAGGCTCGCTTGGGTCGAATCCATCTGGTTCCCAAGCTCGAAAGGCATAGTAACAAGTGTTGAAGTATAGGGAAGTCCCACGATGGCGTAATGGACCGAGGCGACGCCTGTTGGCATGGGCAAGGTGATCGCCCCCGCCGTTGGAACGGCCGTACCTAAGTACATTCCGTCGCCCCAGCATGCGCACGTCCGTCCGTTAAGGTTCGCCAGCAACGGCACATTCAGCGCGGTCAAGGCGGTGAAGGGAGTCGCGTTGTAATACTGGACAGCGGCGTCAAGGAAAATTGGAGGCTGGTTCCCGCTTGCTCCGGAATAGTACGCGGGGTTCCAGTAAGGGGTCGACAGCATTTCGATAGTGACGTTGCCGTTTCGCGCAACCGCGACGTACAGATCGTCCTCGCCCGTATTCGGCCCTACAGCAATACTCTGGATAACGTCTGCCGTCCCATTGTACCCCGTGTAAACTTGACACCACGCCTTGACATCGTACTGGTCGTCAAACTCACAACAGACAAGCGTCCCCGAAGCCCGCAAGAACCATAACTGCATAACAGGAGACGATGAATAGGCGATTTGCGTTATCGGGTCTTGTTCAAAAAGATGCTCCGAAAAGAGTGAAAGCGTCAGAGGCGGCGGCGTTTCAATGTTGATCCCCTGCCAGTTGAGAAGCAAAACACGCTTCCCCGCCCGGTCAACGAAGAGTACGCCGCCCGTCATAAAGTAGCCCTGGATAGGAGCTCCGCCGGTCCGAGACACGTTGCGGAATGCGTAGGTGTTAGCCGTGGCCCCGCCGTCGATCTCGACCTGGCCCGACAGAGTTCCGATGATTATATCCGTTGCGGAGACACACCACAGAATCGAGTCGTTTTGATCGGAATAGATCGACCCATTGAACCCGTCGGCGTCCCCGACGATCTCCTGGGTTTGCGGTACATTGATATATGCTGGCGTATTTTGTGCCGCCGCCGTTATGATGTTGCCCGATGAGTCAAGAGGTTGTCCCGCCGCATTGGTTGATATCTGCTGTGAATTGTAGGCAACCAGTTCAAAGAATTGCATCTCCATGTTCCCATACTGGTCGAATATCCCAACAACCGAAGCCCACACGTCCTCGGGAGCGTTCGTTGAGGACATCCATAAAACTCTTTGGTTAGCGCACGCGACGGCCGACGGGTAGTTCCCCGCTGACTGGAAAGGCAGATTGGGCGTCCCTGCCGCCCCGATAGTCGCAATAACGTCCTGGGATATCGCCACAGTGACCGCGGCCCCCGCCGTTGGAGTTGCGCTTATGTTTATCTGTGCCGTGGTGATAGAGACGAGATATGTCCCTGCCGTGAACATCGAGACCCCCGCGAGTATCCCGGTAATCGGGAGTCCCGTGTTCGCCCCGTATGCGGCGATCGCCGTGCCGGTTACGCTTGTCGCGGTGTGCAGCGTAATCGTTGTCGCCGTAACCGAATCGACAAGCCTGGCGACAGTATCGCCCGTTATGAAGATATATTTCCCAACAAGCGACCAAAAGAGGGTCGTCGGGTTAGGCGAGACCACCGTTAAAGATGTCGTCCCGGCACACGTCACCGTAAAGGGTTGCATGACCGTCGAGGGAAGATTCAAGAGCTGCAAAGCGGTGATGGGGAAATAGGCGTTCGAGGCATTCAGCGTAATCGCCGTGAGGTATGTCGCCGCCGACCCAATCATCGGAATCGGCGATACAAAGGCGAAGTGGTCGAGGCTTGTGTAGGTGAGCATCGCGGGAGGATGATTCCCGTGGGCGATAAAGAGGTTCGGGTAGGCCCATCCGAACTGAATAGCCGCGAGCTCCGCCGTCGCGTACGTCACCGCGCCATAGTTTGCGATATTCGCCTGCGTAACTAACGACACGCCGTTTTTCCAAATCCGCAGGTAGTTGTTGGTAAACTCTAGCAGATACCACAGGTTCCCGGATACGACCATGCGAACCAATCGGCACCCGGTCGTCGCGTAGGCGTTCCCGACCTGGGTAAACCCCGTCCGTTTCCTGAACCCGCCCTGAATCATCGGGATGAAGTTCTGAATCTCTTGAGCCCCTTTGTGGTACACCGCCGTCTCGGTTCGCCCGAGCATCCGGGGAGACAGTTCTCCGTAGGTAAAGTCGGAGAGGAGAAGAGACTGCTGGCCTTCGACATTGGGCATTAGGGAAGCTCCCTATCGGTCCACCAGGTGTTTCCCGTCTCCTGCATATCCATTTCTTCGAGGTTGTAAATTTGCGCCCTCGTGGCAAGATTCATGTATTCCTGCTCGAACTGAGCCTTGAGTTTGTCGCCCCCGTTGACGTAGAAGCAGATTTTAGAGGCGAGTCGCATCGTGAACATATCGACGAAAAGTTGATCGTACAGCGAATAGTCGGTTATTTCCGCGATGTAGGCGGCATAGGGGTTCCCATTGTTCGGGTCCAGGTCGGTATAGATGTACTGGCCTTCGTGCCGAGAGGGGAAGCTGTCCTGGTGTACCACCTTCCAGGGCCAGAGGTAAACAAACGTTGGAAGAATAACGTACACATCGAGGTCCCTCACTGAGTCGGCGGGTTCGTTGTACATGTACCAATACCCGACCTGGTTCTGTGCCTGGAAGGCAATCGACTGGCTTGACCCCGCCCCCGTGGTTGTCATGCTTAAAGAAAGGGTTACGGTCGAGCCGGCCGCGGTAATCGCCGTGATAACGGTCCCCTGGGCAATCCCCGTAGGGTAGGAAGGGAGCACGTTCCCAGGGACGAGGCTCGACGTGACCATCCAGCCTACACGCATCGGGACGAGGAAACAGTTTATCGCTGTTCCTGTCACCGTAACGGGCCTGGAAAGTTGAATCGTGTTGTGCAGATAATCGATGTTCCTGACTATTGTGTCAGCGGGGATCCCCGTACCAGAGATATTCTGCCCGAGCCATGCCGGGTTTGGCGGTATCGAGACGGAGGAAAGAGTCCTGCAGGGAAGATCGAGCCCCGCAGTAATCTGGGCGGCCGAAGCGGTATTCGCCGTGAACGTGATGATAGTGACACCTAGGACGGTCATCGAGAGAGCGGACCCCGACCACGAGGCTATCCCGGTGGCGTAGGCTTGGGAGAGGGCCATACGCTTGATGGCGAACTTCCACATGTGTGCCCGGAACTCTTCATCCCGTGTTGGGTAGTATTCAGAACCCGCTATAGTGCCATACTTAGTTGTATCCGACCCATCGACGGCGGTTACTGGCTTGGTTTCACCGAGTCGCAGGAGCGCTCGGTTGAATATCTGGACATCGGTGAGCGTGTTCCCAGCCATTTACCACCCCTGAGTGCCGTCAAGGTTCTCTTCCATCCACCCCATATCTATCCAGAACTGCACGACGCCAGTCCCGCCAAACGCCGTTCCGTTCTGTATCTCGAACCCTTCGCCCGATACAAAGGTCATCGGGACGTGGTGTTCGTCGAACTCGAAGAACGTCGGAGAGGGCGGAGCCGCGCCGATAGCCCCTGACCAGAAATGCATGACATTGGCCTGTGCGACGGCTTCGGGGGTGCGCGTCCCCGCCGTGAGTGTCGCCGTCGCAGCAATGCGGATATCCCCGCCTCCGACAAAAAGGGAGTTCGAGTATCCTGACTGCTTCTTCTGATCCCCGGCTGCCGGGACAAGGGCGCTTCCGGCTGAATCGGCCGCAGTGAAACCCCGACATTTGAATAGTTGAAGGTCAACGGCCTGAGCCGCGCCAAAAGCAGTTGTCGTGAGGGCGTTGATTTTTAGCCACTTGAGCTGCATCCGGGGAGTCCAGCCCAGCGTAGCTACGGGCTTAAACTGGCACGCGAACAGGATCGCGCCTGACGCGAACGTTGGCCCGACAAGCCCCGACTTCCCCCCAAGTTCGTAGTATCCGCCGTGCCCGGTTCGCAGGTTGGGGGCGTATGGTTGGTTCCAGTTTAGTAATGCCATGGTATCTCCTAATACACCTGTGAGCCGTAGGCTTCTTCCATCCATCCGAGGTCAAGCCACACCGTGACCGCCCCGGCTGCCGGAAGCAGCGTCCCATTCTGTATGACTATCCCCTGGCCCGTATCGAGAGTCATCGGGACGTGATGCTCGTCGAACTCCTCAATCGCTGGCTGGTTCAAGGACGCCCCTGCCGCGATCGTGCCCCACATCGAAACCCCGAGGAAGGGGATCGCTTCAAGACTTATACCCGCGCCCCCGGTAAATGCCGTGGAGTAGTACCGGATATCGCCTCCCGCTATGAACTGAGAATCCTGGTATTTCCCCTGCCGTTTCTGGTCCAGAGTCGCGGGAAGATTCTGTGTCCCACCACCGTAGGCTGTGGGATACGCCTTCGCTTTGTAGGCGTAAAAGTCAACTATTTGAGCTGCGGTGAGGCCGGTTGTAGCGATAGCGTGGAGTTTCAACCACTTTAGTTGGAATCGATACACCTTTCCCGTGGTCGCAACTGGTTTCCATTGGAGGGCGAATATAGGCGCTGCTGCCGCAAGAGTCGCGGGACAGACGATTTTCACGGCCATCTCGTAGTAGCCGCCGCCACCCATGAGATCGGGAGCGTAAGGCTGATTCCATCGGGCAACTGGCATATCCCCTCCAAAAGAGGGCCGGAGTTGCCCCCGGCCCCGTTTCTTCTAGTATTCCGTGAGCTCCGCCATGACCGTGAGCTTCTTGACGACGCCCGTGCCGACCGTGAACCGCCCGTTTACGTACCTGAGCAGAGGTTCGGGGAGCACGATCTTGCACAACAGCCCCGGATTCGCGGCTGCCGTGAGGGTCGGATACAAAATCTTGGCGGTCTGCAAGACGACGAGGTTCGTCGAGCTTGTGCCCGCAGCCGTCGCGCAGTTGGTAAGCGCGATGGTGACTCCCGTAGCCGCTGTACCGCCCGAGGCGAAGTTGTTGGCGTTGACCAGGAAGAAGAACTTCTTCGGGGCCTGCCCAATCGTCGCCGCGACGGCCATTTTGTTCGTGGACTGGTACGGGGATTGCCCGTACTGCCCTGAATACTGCGCACCCGTGTCGAAGGGGCTATTCGCCCAGCACGACGCGGTGGAGATGATGGGTTGAGCGCCGGCAGTTCCAGAAGTGGAAATGCCGGAAAGCGTAAGTTTGCTATCTCGTAACGGCATGTCGTCCTCCTTTAGCTGACGATCGCTTCATTGGTGGCTATGCGTTCGCACATTCGTATGGGAACGCCCTGGAAAAGAGTCTGCTGGTGACCCCAGATTTCCTCTTTGGTGTAGAAGTGTCCTACTGTGGCGGACGCCGTTATAGCGTCGACCTGCATGGCCGTGAACACCCACCGAGGAACGTAGATCACCGCGCCGTCGAACCCGTCGGGAAGCTGCCCCATCGACTTGAGCATGGCCGCGGCGGTCCAGCCGGTCGTGGTCGTCATGTTGCAGAGCCGCTGAGCCTTTCGGGGGTCGGCCACGCAGAGACCGAACTGGATAAGGAAGTGGACCACGTAGGCGGTATACGGCTTATTGTTGGAGTCGTACACGAGCTGTTCGCCCATGTCCGTCACCTTGATGAAGTTCTGCCCGCCGTGCGGATACACGAAGAACACGCCCTGGGGACCCCACACAAGCGTCCAGCAGGAACTCTGAGCGTTCGCGCCTGAGCCTGAAAGCGAGGTTACGTTGTACCAGGGGTTTGTGGCAATCGTATTGTACCGCTGAGCAAGCCCGTTGATGCGGTCAGCGGAGCGTCCGCCAATCGCAGTCGAAGGGCCAACGCCGACGCCGCCCGCGCCCGAAAGGTCCACGTAGTTGCCGTACAGAATACGGTCGTGGATCGTCTTGACGAGGCCGCGCACAAATCCGTCGGTCTGCTGTTTGAGGTACTGCTGGGGGTTCCGACGCTTGGTCAGAATCCTCATGTCGATACGGAGGTAATCCTCGATGCCTTGAATGAGCTCGGTGACGGGGGTCTGTGCGTACACATCCCATCCGACGCCGACGTTTATCACGGAGTCCACGCCCACGGGCTCTGTCAAAGCCTGCATGAAGTGGTGACTCTGGAAGTCGTCCGCTTCCATCCAGTACCCTTCCTCCAAGAAGGGTGTTCTCTGGGAAAGCGTATCGACCAGAGCGAGGTCATTGCCTTGAGCACCTATGCTCTTGGCAACCTCGATCATAGTATATTCAGTAGTGAATCCACCGGCAGCCATGTTTCAATCCATGACCTACGGAATATTAGGCGCGGCCCTCCGGGGCGTGTTCAAATACGAACCCGCCTTTTTTATCTCCCGGCCCGCCGCCGTCCCCTCTCGGTATGACCATCTTGGGCGGCCCGATCTTCGTCCAGATGTTTCGGAACATCTTTAAGAAATCCGGGTCGTTGTCCAGGCCATAAGCCTGAATCTTCTTGAAAAGTTTCCCGTTCTGTCCTTCGGGGATAAACTGTAGGTACGATTGCCGTACCCCTTCCCAGTTATCCGCGAACTTGTCTCCCCATTCAGACTTGAGGGCGTCAGTTGCCGCTTTGGCCGCCGCCTTCCGGCCCTCTTGAGCCTTGGCGACGTTGCCAATTTGGTACTTGTTCCACTCCTCGAAAATCCCTTTAGCCTGGGTCGTGTTCAACCCTACCGCGTGGGCAAGACCTCGGAACCACTTCTCTTGAGCCTCGTCGTACCGCATTCCGCTAGGTAAAGAAGGTTTTTCAAAGGTATATCCCTCTGCGGATTCTGGACGGCCAAGCCCTTTGTAGAACTGGTCCCATGCTTCCTTCGGAGCGTCCTGAGCCGGAACTTTGATGGCACCTACAGATTGAGCTTTAAGCTGGGAGTACCCAGAGTACAGTTCGGTGAGACCCTTTGGAAGCTCGTCGACAGCTTTCGGGTCCGCCGCCACTCTGGCCTTAATCTCGGCCTGTTGCTCCGCTGTAAGCTGGCCGGTCCAACCGGGCAACTTCGGAGGTTCAACCGACACAGCCTCGTTCCCAACACTTGCTGGTTGGGCACCGTCAACGACGGGAGCCGCGTCTACCGGGTTTCCCCCGGTGTCCTCTACAACCATTTTAACTCCTCTCGCTTAACATCGCGGGGACCGCTCTCCGGTATAATCGTGGGAGCCGCAAGCTCTATAGACAAGAGATTGCGTGTCACCGCGCCCATGTTAGGCGGATCGTAAATGCCCATCTTCGCCAAAAGTCTGATAGCGAAGTTGTGCAAAAACTTCTCTTCCTCCGTCTCTATTGTCTCGTACAAACACAAATCTGTCAACAAGTCCTCGAAAACCCTAATTGACTGAGAATCCTTTGAGAAGGTTTCGCGGTAACTTGTGGCCAAGATGCGCTTCGGAGATATCATACCCATCCACTCCAACCCAGAACTGACCCATCGGAACAGCGTCGTCAGCCTCAATCGGTACCTCCCAGCCCCCCGGAACCATGTGCCCCGCGTACTTGTGATCGGGGGGATACACCTGGACTATCCGGTTTATAACTAAATCCTGGGCTGTTTTAAACGTATAGGCAAGCGAAAACGAGGTTCTGGCTCTCATTTCCGATTCCATTTGAGTCTTGGTTATAGGGTTCATCTTGATGATTTCAGGGATACGCCCCCGGCGATCCTGGATGCGCATGACCTCCCGAAGCATCTGGTTGAAGATCATTGATCCCCCATGATGGCTTCTGACGGTGAACCTTCCTCGGGAGCCTTCGCACCTTTCTGCAACGCCCCGGCAGCTTTGTCCATCGCTTCAAGTTTCTGCTGCTGTTGAAGCTGCTTGGCTCGCTCCTGCCGTATCTGGGCAACCAGTTTCTCATCCCGGTTGATGATCGTCGGAGCCCCGGACGAGTCCATTATGTAGTCGTACAAGGCGTCGGGATCGAGCTTGTCAAGCATCGAGACAAGCTGCGGCTGCTCCTTGATGAGCTGCAAAATCTCGGGAACCGCCGCATTGACGCCCATCATAGAGACATGCTTCTTGGCCAGCATCGCCACAGGTCCAGAGAAGGTGAAGTCCACGGGAGTGTACCTGACCTGGGGGTCTAGCATCGAAGGGGGCGGAGGCGGGAGTCGGCCGGCTTTCAGGAGGGTCGTGAAGGTCTTTTTCAGCAACGGGATAAGGTTCTCGTTTTGGTCCCGCGTCACAATAGGCTGCAAAAGAGTCGCCTGTTCGCCCTGCATGGCTTGGACCTGGGCCGCAGTGATCTTGCTTTTCATCTGCGACATCATCGAGAATATCTCTGCCTTGAACATTTTGGCGATCGCTTCCCGGTTATCCTTTATCTCCATGAACCCCGCCTGAAGCTCCGAAGGGAACTTCAAAGGTTCGATTTTGTCTTGGGGATTATCGAGGAACGTAACTCCGCCCGGTTGGATTTTTAGTTTTCCTTTCATCGTACCCGTCGCTATTTGGGGCGGTTCAACAAGAAGCTGTGTCGCCCGAAGGCTCGACCGAGCCATCTGTTGAATCATCATCACCGTGAAAATAGCGTCAATCGCGGCGGATCGAGGATACGCCTCATTCGTCGCTCGCCATCGCGCGAGAGTCGGAACCTCGCCAGGGTCCATCCCGGATTCTTCTAGCACCGTCTTTTGGCCGTCGAGCATGTATACAGAAGCATACGGCTTGTTCTCCGCGGTGATCTTGGTGATATCCCGCTCATCACGGGGGAAAATCGCATGGATGCAGACGTATTCTTTGTAGGGGTCGGTTTTCAAAGCGAGCCTGAACGTGTCCTCGAAGGGCGCGTCGGGCCACAGATCCATAATCTGCCGTCCCGAAATCATAAACTTCCGGTGCCAAAGATCGGGATCCCCCTCAGCATTAAGAGCGAAAAATACTTCCCGGGGGTGCCGAAGGTAATAAATGAGCCTATTTCGACGGGCGGACCATTCGGGTCCATATATTGCAGAGTACCCGTATGTAGCTCGATCCCAAGTACCTTCCGAGAGTTGCGAATAGAAGTTTGAATTATTGATTTCGGCATTGATAGCTTCTTTGACATCATCCAGCCATATCCTTGTTTCGTGCATCCCTTTCAGGAGCTTGCCGCCAGGAGTGGATCCTCTGAATATCGGCGACCACCAGTCTATCGTTGGGGCCGCGGAATTGCCCTGATAGCCGTCTACGAAGTCCTGCAAGGCCATCGCGGCGGTCTGGTCGTATATCTTGGCCCCGACCTTGCCGCCCGCCTTGTCCCCCCGCTTCGACCCCAGATCGTAGTTTGACCGCCTGCCAATCACGTAATCATCGACATCATCGTACAGATCGTCGAAGTCCTTGCGGATATTCTCCAACCGGGTTTGGCGCTTGGATATTTCTTCCGCAAGTGTCCGATTGTCCTGTTTGGACATCTCGGGGGCGAAACTGAACTCCTGGGGCGGAGCGGGGGAATAGGTCATTACTTGGCTACCGTGACCTTTTTAGGGGTCGGTTTCGGCTTGCCCTTCTGAACCAGCTTCTTCGCCATGATCGCTCCTTTACGACGGGTCTTTCCCGCCGTAGTATGAATTGGCTTTCCAGTGGAGCTTCTTCGAGAAGAACTGATTGTAGTAGTCCCTCTGGAAGTAATACTCCTGCCCTGGATTATCCCTGAACTGGATTTTACCTTTGCAACCTATCCCGGTATACGCGATAGGGCACGTATCGCAAGGGGCCGTGAATACCCCTGCTTTCTGCGCTTCCCTTCTCCTGGTGATCTCGATGTTGTTGTAGAGTTCAAGGAGGCTCCCCTCAAGTCCAACCTTGCCATAGGAACCGGCGAGGTCGTTGACGGCTTTGTCGTTGTAGGCGCATATCACAATGTCTCCGGTCCACCGGATAACCATGAAGTTATTGTCGAAGTATTGGCAGGGCTCTGTCCGCATTGAGTCCTCGTTCTCTCCGATAAGCGCATCCCCGACGATAACAAAGTCAAGGTCGGGGTTTTCGAGCCAGTAGTGGATGTACCGCTCGATCTCCCCGTAATCCTGGCCCCTTCGGCATATCTTGAAGGCAAGGTCGGCCTTTGAATTGACTTCATCCTTGAGAGCAAAGAGCCGTCCAATGTTGCGCCGGAGGACTTCTTCATCCGTACCCGGACGTGCCTTTGCAATGTTGCCGCTGCCGAATATGCCGTCCATTGAGACGATGAGCTGATACATATTGGAGCCGTCTCGTAAGAGCTCTCTGAGAACATCTTCTCTCCAAATCGTGAGATTAGTGGTGATATAGAACCGGAGGCCCTTGGTGTTGAGGTACTGCATCATTTCGAGATACTGAGGATGCAGGAAGGGCTCGCCGTTGGCCCAAGGGATAACGGTGCTTCCCGGAGCCTCGACGGCGATTCTATCGACTATGGACTTGAACAGCTCGATCGACATATCGCCTACCGGGAACTTTCCGGTATTCTCCACCGAGGGGCAGTACCGACACATTAAATTACATCGGTTGGTAGACTCTAGGATAAACTGCTTGGGCACAACTCTCACTGCTCGACTCCTTTCTTTTTTGCCCGGATAATCACTTCCAGTTCGGTAAGGCCAGAGAGTCCTTCTGGCGGAATATCATATCCATCCTTTGCTAGTTGCTCTCGACAGGCTTTCTCAATATATTCTCCCTGGATTTCGGGATTAATCTTTGTAAGATTCCGCATGTCTATTCTTACATAATCTTCAGCGTGAAGCTCGAAGTGAATGACTAAAGCTGTGTATGGTCGCCCTTCATCATCGTAGCAGATGTTTTCTCCAAGGTTTCGATACGAGGACATTTCTTTTCGCGTAGTCTTAGACATGTGGATCGCCTCCTATGGGGTATTGGGCGAGGACACTGGGGCGTTCGTCTTGTCCATCAGCCCCGCGCCCTTCTTCGGTCGCCATTGCTTTTTCAACGGATCATACTCGTACTCGATCCCCATAGACTTCTCTGACTTCGTAACCCAATCGGGCTTCTGAGGCTGTGACTTGTCGTTGGGGGTCTGCGAAGAGTTGGGTGCCTTTGCGGACGGTTGCGAAGGTATTTCAGAACCATCCAGAGCGGACTGCTCATCTCCGAAATCCATGGCCGACTCGCCCGATACCATCGTTGGACCCTGGCCCGATATTTTGTCACCCGTCTTGCCGTCCAATGCCTTGACAGCATCCTCATAAGTGTCAAACTCCCCGACGCCTTCGACGACGAACTTGTTCCCCTTCTTGCGTATTTTAGGGTCAACGCCCGCCGACCCTAGAAGCGACGATACCGAATCACTCATAGCAGGTCCGGGTCCGTCGGGGTCTTTGATTTATAGGTGAGCCGTTTCCCCTTGCCCTTTAGTTTCGAGGGGGGAGGGCCTTTGGGTATCTCCACGTCAGGAATATCCCGCTTTGTCCGCTTCAAGAGGTTCACGTCGTCTCGAAGTCCCTTCTCGATGGCGTCGATACGGTTTTGCAAGTCCTCCAACGCGCGGCAAACCGTTGACGGGAGCTCCTGCCAGTCCTCCTCGTACAGCTGCTTGCCATCCTCGCCCATAATGGGCATGTTGGTCATGCCGTTGACTTTGGGCCGCATATTGAAGGATATGCGAGCCAGTTTATTGAGGTCGTGCTGGAAATGCATTACGCGCTCGCAGGCGGAGCCGGGTCGACAGGAGCTTTGGGTTCAATGGTGTCCTTGAAGGCGGACAGCTTGTTTTTCAGCACCGTCAACGCGGCCTCGGCCTCGTCGTCAAGTTGCAGGCCCGCCTCGGTGAGCCCCATCTCGATGTTGTGCAGCGCGTCGTCCCACACCAGCGTGATGTGACATTTGATCTCGTTCTTCTTAGCCGCGAAGGTCGTCTTGATCTCTGCCACAACCTTGTCTACCTCCGCCTGAATCCACTCTTCATCCGTCTTGATGAACTTGAACATAGTCCCTCCAAATAGCCCGCGTGATTTGATAAGCGCATCAGCCGCGCCAGATTTCTTTCTAAATGGCCACATTACCACTCCTCCCCGCCCCAATACCGCTTTGGGTCATTGTAATCCTGTTCATGTGATTCCGCAAGTTGTTTCCGAAGGTCGTCCAGCGAGTACATTTGCCGCATTTGGAGCTCTTGGTCCTGCCGTTTACGCACCGTAAACAGTTTAGCGCATAAGTACTGTAACGCGTCATGTAAATGGCTGAATGGGTTTTTTATGGGGTTTTGAAGGAACTCGTTCGCCACACCGACCTTTTCCGGGTAGCAATACCCCCCGATAAACCCATTTATCAAGCGAGTACATCTCGGGTCGATAATCACTCCGTCTGCGCGGGCAAGCATCGATTCTACCGAGGAAATACGCACAAAGAGATTCTGTTCGCTCGGGATGATAATGAGCCCGCATTCCTCGAACTGTAGTTGCGCGTTGGAAGTCTGCCCTCCCGTGCCCCTCGAGAACTTGGCTCCGCCCGCGGGGTCGCCCCAGTTGCCCCCCATGATGTAGCCGGGATACATCTGTTCCAAGTCGGTAAGAAGTTGTCTGGTGAAGTCGACTATCCCCTCCCGCATGGAGAAAAACTCCCACAAAACCCTGAGTTGCAAAGGCCCTGCCATCTGGCACACCACGCACGCCGGAGAGTTCCCCGAGTTGTCCCAGCCCAAATATAACGGGGTTCCGTTGGACTCGAGGGGGTCTCTCGACACATGGCGCGCCTGGTTGAAGTTCGCGTAGACTACTCGTCCCAACACTCTGACCCCCGGTTTGCCCTCGACATACATGTGCAGCCATTCACGATTGTTCCCGTAGTCCTCCATGAGCGCTTCGTAATACCCTTCTTTCAGGTTGGCATCGTTCTCATGGGGCGGCTGCCACCACCCGAGATACTTCGCCGTAGGCTTTTTCTTTTTATCCGGTCTCGGCCCAGGAACGGTAAACGGGGTAAACCGCCCCGTGATATCCTTTTCCAGCAACTTAGGGTCGGCGATCGTGGGGTACTTCGCTTCCGCCTCGGCAGGAGTAGCCCCGCCGTTTATCATTTCCATGATCCGATTGCAGCGAAACACCTCCCAATCCGGTCCGGTGGGAACCCAGTTGTGTTCCCAGTAGATCGCGTGCTCGATGTCGCAGGGGTTTGTCGTCTCAATCCCGAATCGCACCGAGGATCTGCGAGGGTATCGTCCAATACGGCCCCGGAGCATCCTTTTAACTTCCTCGTTGACCTCGACGGACTCCTCGATCCAGTACCCGGTTATCTCAAGGCCCTTGAACTTCTCCATGTCCTCGGGCCGGTTGCAGGACCGAAACAGGAGTTCCACGTGCAGGGGGTAGTTGCAACCCCGACTCGGAGGATAATTGAGCGTCATCGTCATTTTCGCCGCGTGCCATTCGCCGAAGGAGAGCCAGTCCTGAACAGATGCGAAGGTCGCGTCCATCAGCTCGCGGTAGGTCTTTCTCACAATCGCCCATCTGGTCTCCGTTATCCCATAGGTGTTCGCCAAGTGCCGAGGGAGAAGCACGCCGACCTCTTGGATCGCCGCGGTTGTTTTCCCCGACCCTATGGGGCCGACGAGACAGCGCATTTCCGCGTCCGAGGCGTGAAACCCGACCATGGTCGGAAGCGGGATGTACTCCTTTCGGCTAACCATTATTCGTTCCTGTTCGTTCGAGGCGATCGCAGCAGGGCACCCCCGACTCGTTCATGGTGGACATTGACCGGCTCATCGGGCTCCCGTGATACCCTGAATCCCTTGTAGGCTAGTCCAAGGTAGATCGCCTGCCTGACCCCCGCCGCCGTCCCTCCGCAGGTTATTGCGGCGTCTTTGATGTCCCGGTGTTTGACCCCGTTGACCCAGCAGGGAGACGGTTTACGGCCCGCGTGGTTCATCGGTGTGGTCGGCCTGGTCGCCGATATCCTCTGGTTGCTCGTCACCAGGAGGATGTTGGTGAAGCGCTTCCATCATCGCGCCAAAAATATCAGGTCGTTTCTGGTGCATCGGAACTACGGGCGGACTAAGCATGATGGACTTCCAATTTTGCCCCGCAAGCAGGACAGATGAACGCGGCCCCTAGCACGGGAGCCACGGTAGTGACGGGTTTCGGGCGGTTCTTGAACTTCGCCAAAGCCTCGTCTTTCGTGTCGGCCTCGACTTCCAAAGCCGTCAGCTGGCCGTCGACAACCTCACGAATCAGGTATTTCATATCAGCGGCCTCGGAAAATGCCTCGAAGCCAATAGACCTTGGGCTTCCCCCAGCGAAGTCCGAAGCGCCGCGTTCTCCTCGCGTAGAGCACGAAGCACCGAGGCGAACGTCGTGGCTATCCCCTCAAGCTCATCCCAGGATATATGATGGCCCTTCTTCCAGTGTTCGTAGATTTCAAAGGCATCCTGTTCCGTCATCGCTCCTCCCATACATCCCCGAACCTAAGACTGTTGTCCAGGTGAATCGGAATGTTGTCCACCGCTATCAGGTCTTTGGCTCGCATTCGGCTTCCGTTTACGCGGTTCAAGTAGAGGACGACTGCCTCGCGGGTAACGTCGCTTAGGCTTAACCTTCGGCACCCCAGCAGGTCCAGCCCCTGCAGCCCCTCCGTTATCGCCTTCCCCAGATACTCCGCCCCCGCTTCCGTCTGCTCCATCGGAAGCCGAATCACTATCCGCCCTGGCATCGGCGACCTCCTTCCTCCACTCGGCAGCCCGATCGGTCGCCTGCGTAACCTGCCGCGGTATCTCCATCGGCGACACAATAACGAGCTCCGACCCCGTGTCGTCCTCCCCATACATCTCCGGCACCCGCCGCGCCGCCGCCCAGTGTACCTCGGCTTGGTGTATCTCCAACGCCTTGATATACCGCTTCTCCTGCCTCACCGTCAGCTTCTTCCCGTCTAGCCGCTTCTGCTCCAATAACGCTTCCGTCCGCGCTACCAACTCCTCCGCATTGTTCAAAACATAGTCGTGATAGCAGTCTTTCCACTCCTGCGCAAACTCAGGGTTGTCGTCCAACCATTTTCGTATCGTATCTTCCCGTATCCCCGTCGCCGCACATATCATCCGCGCACTCAGCCCACTTCGCCGCATCAGGCATAAATCAACCCCAACCCCAGGACTGTACCCACTCCGCCCAGGATATTGGGTGGATGGTATATATCCTTGCGTCAATTCCCTCTCAAGCCGCTCTTGCTCCGCCCAGTCCACGCCAGCCGGCAACTCCTTCGGCCTCTCATTGTGCGCCAGCTTCGAGCGTACACCCTTCTTCGCCGCTTCTGTCTTGTTCAGCCCTGCCATTACTTCCTCGGGGGGAGATCATCCCCTGTCATGGAATCATAGGCATACAAATGCCACAAATAGATTTTATTCTTTATCTTGTAAAACTTGTCATGCTCCAGTGGACCGGAATACCACCATTCCCTGATGAACTCAAACCTCTCAGCCAAACCTTCAAGAAAATCATTCATCCTCATCCTCATAGTCAGCTTCCTGTTCATGTCTTGCCTCCTCATAGTCGGCCATATTCCCCCCTGCTCTCGGCGAGGGCGGCACGGGCTCGCGCAATCGTCTGATTCATTTCGCAATGGTTCCCCGGCAGGTCGAGTGCCATCACGATATCATCAAGTATGTTGAGATATGCTTTCGCCTTGGCCTCGGCTTTCTCGGCCCGCTCCCGCTCAGTGGTGGGCTGGGCGCGGAGGCGGTCGATCATCCATGCCAGACACCACGTGTCATGGCCCAAAACGTCCCGGTGGGCAAGCAGTAAGTCGACATACCCCTCCGCCGCCTTGCGAACACCCTCGGCCTCTTCATCGCTTAGTGTGATGCTCATACCCCAACCCTACACCCTATCCCCCCACCACGCAACCCCAAATCGTACCCCCATCCCCCGTTTCACCCTCAAAACCAGTATAACCCCCGTAAAAATCGTCATTCCATTACACTTTACGCATCACTCATACGGGCGTGACACATACACAAAA